GTCGCGAAATCCCCGCGGGCAGCCGATCCGAGAGGACCCAAGCACCTGTAAAGCCTTGATTTTGTTACATTTATTTCCTGGCGGATCGTGCGATTTCGGCCTGATTATATCGTCAGGCTAATTGATAGGCGGGAGGGTATGAGTTTAATTCATGTTTAGATAGTGGGTGAGCAAACGACAGGCACAAAAAAACCGACGCGAGGCCGGTTTCTCTGCTGATTTTAGTGGCTAGATTAGATCATAAGCGCGAGGATAAATACCAAGCCAATCATCATCGTTGACCATATAACCGCGTCAATCAGCGGCCAATCGTCCGCGTTTTCAACCCCAAATTGTTTCCGGTTCATGCTTGCCCCCATTGTTCTGCCATTGCTTCAGCGATGCCGGAGAACGTTTCAGAGCGTATCCTAGCGCGATCTGCCGACGGTGAGAGGTAATGTAGCCGTTGCGCTTGCGCTTTCGGTAGCGCATCGTAGGCGGCTTTAACGTCATCCGTTGCTGTAAGTAACGGCAAACCGTGCAGCCACAATCCCGTTTTTTTGCTCTCGGGATGCCCGAATTGATAAGGCTGAATGTATTGGGACGGCTTCAGACGTTGCGAGAGAACGCCTACAGGGTTCTCTAATGCTACCCTTGGTGAGTATCGCTTGGCATGCTCAAGCATTCCGAGAGTGTACTCTATCGCTTCTAAGCGCTCTCTGTGCTTGGGCTTGCCTCTCCCGTACCACGCATTACCCGATACCGCGAGCGCAGTGCAGGGGCAATGCATAATAATCAAATCCCAACAATTAGCGGCGATTGCATCCTTGGCATCCATTTCTAGATGCTTCTCGCTGCCATCATCGGCCGGTACTATATCGTTCGACCATGCGTCATGGCCTCGCTCTCTGAAGGCCTGACGCACTCTCCCGCTTCTCTCATAGGCTACTAGCACTCTCACTTGAAACCCTCCAGTGTTACTTTTTTGGCACCAATCTTAAGCTTCAGGAACCCCCCCGCTTTTGCGGTTTGATGCACAGAATCCGACGGAAAATGCATGCCGAAATCATCCCCCCCGAATTTATCCCGAGCGGTATCATAAAAGTAATCATCCTTATCGGGATTACATCCGCGGAAGTACTTTAGCCAAGTTTCCCCCTCATGATATGCGCCAATATATGCGCCATGATCCTTAGCGAGAAACCATTCTTTGAGACCACGCGAGGATAAGAACTCACTAAATTGTCTCGTTTCTTTCTTGTTGATTGTCATCGTTACCATTACTTATCCCCTTTAAATGTGCGTGATTGTTCTCCGCTACTTTGCGCGGTTTGATATTCGCTCTCAATGGGCGCGAGTTTCTGAATCAGATTTTCCCAACATTCAACAGGATCGGCCTTTGATCCGAGGCATTCGACCGCATGTTCCTCCCAAAAATCCTCACCGAAGCGTCGGTCACAAATCAGGAAGGCTACCGTCTCAATTGCTCGCGCTAGTTGATCATCTCCCGCAATCTCTGCCCCTTGTCCGATGCTGCATAATTTGACCAATGTACTCATTAATTGACCCCCATTTCTTTCAGAAATTCGTTATATTCCCGATCAAGCTTTGCAACCGTGGCGGTCAATATGCTCTTGTCTTTTGTTCCGAAAGGGCTCAATTCGACCTTGACCTCGTCCCAACATTCACAAAACCAACCCCCATCTAATTTGTAACAATCTGCCTCGTTCGGCCAATCTTCGCGAAAGTGAAAAACCCAACCGCCAAACGTTTTAACATGCTTGGGCTTTACTTCATCACCGTACAATTCAGAAAAATAAACAGATAATTTACTCATGCTGTCACCCTCTTAAGCAATAAAGCCACAATGAAACCCGCTAAGGTATAGCGTGGCACAGATTTCGCTTTAGCCGCCAATTCGGCGCTTCCAGCATCCTTTCCAACAATTAGGACAGATCCCCACCTTGGCGTGGATATCACCTTAAACCCGAAAAGCTTTAGCGCTTGGCGCAATCTTCGCCGCGATATCAAAAACCGACCCGTTAGAGCAATTAAAGGCTTTTCCGCGGTAATCAACGTTAATCTTGGATTTTTCATGCCGCTACCCTCGCTATCAGGCGGGTATCAATCACAAAATCAGACTCTGATTTTTTAGCCTTACCCTTGGCAGATAATCCAACAATAGTTTTACCGCTAAACAGATTCTCTAAATCTGAAACGTCACCGTTGATGACCTTTCGTCCTAGAAAGGTTTCGGGCATCTCACCGCGAAAAACAACCGACATTGGTACATCGTGCTTCAGTGCTATCTTAACCTGATTTTGATACTCGGCCTTTGCCGAATAAGAGAACATCAAACGATAGTTATCGGGGGTTGAACCGATGCGCTTCGCAACCTTGGTATAATCATAAAAAAATATATTAGGGAATGCCTGCGGGATACCGTACCGTTCCCACTGAATATCGCTGATAGTATTTAATCTCACGACCGGCTTGGTGCCAGTCTTGGCGCAAAGCTTCTCAAAATTGCCGAGTTCGCGCCTCAATTGATTCAGAAAGCCTTCTCGGTCATTGTGGAAGAAATCGGTTTTGGCTTGTCGGCCTGCTTCTACATTACTAAACGCACCCATGCCCGCAGAGACCAAACAATCTTGAGCGCATCCAGCGATGTGACGCGATGGGCATAAAATGTCGTCAGGTCGCATGCTTAGGCTTGCCAAGCGAATATAGTTCCCGAATTTATCAACGACCTTTTTGGACCTAAAATCATTCGTCTTTTTTACTTTCGTATTGTTGCCGCTAGTATCTAGTAGTTTCATTTATCTTCTCCCGAGATAAGTTTATTTAAAGGATTCAACTGCACGAACTAAAAACACGTTCGCAACGATGAATAGGACTAACACTTTCAACCCCATAGCCGCAGCGACGGCAGTCGCGAGATCATGGTCCAAAATGTGCGAGCAAATCTTAGCGGCTATCGTCAACAACAAAGCCGCGGCGATTACCCAACAAAGACAAAAAAACGAATTATTAATTATTCGGCGCATTAGTATCCCCCCGTCATTGTTCTTTTGATTTCGTCATATCCAATTAACGACCATTGGACAATCAACGCCAATGCCGTTGCGGTTAGTAAAGCAACGACAACAAAAGCGAAGCCGGTTGCTTCGGGTAGCGATGAAGCGCAGACATAAAAAATCCACAAAAAGGCTAGATTAATTCCGGCAAATGCGGCGAATTGACAGATGCTTTTGCTTGCTTTGTAAATCATTACTTAACCCCCGCTGCTTTTAACAAAGGATTGATAAAGACCAACAAAAGCGACAAAGAAAAAGCAACAAGTAAAATCGCCTGATAGATGGGATTGGATGGGATGCCGTAGGTTAAGAGTTCCATGATTAGTGTCGCTGTTGCGAGAATTCCTGCTAGTGCGTACATGCTTACTTCCTTATTTGTTAATTAATTGATTGACACTGATAGCGATCCTCTCATGCGCCGATAGCCACGGTCAAGCGATTTATTAACTTTTTTATCGGTCTTTTATGCGGCTATTTTTGCCGATGTTGGCGGGTCAAATCGGGTCGCGATAACAGGTTGAATCAAATTCATACCGCAACCGGCAACCCATGAAAATTTCCACTGTATAAAAAACCACTGGTTGCCTATACAACTGTACGTTTATACAGTAGGGGGTTTTGATTTTATTTGAGATTGGCCTATGTATTCACACAGGTAACCGTGGGATAGCCGTGGGATAGCCATGGGATAGCCATGGGATAGCCGTGGGATAGCCATGGGATAGCCGTGGGATAGCCATGGGATAGCCATGGGATAGCCATGGGATAGCCGTGGGATAGCCGTGGGATAGTAAATACTTACCGTGGGATAGCCGCGAAAATAACCGTGGGATAGTTAATACCTGGCGGTATCTATTGCTCTCTGCGCTGCTCGCATAATGTTGAATTGCAATCGCTTAGTCATAAACCTTTGAGCGTAATCTGGGCCGCGGTAGGTTTGTCTCTGCTTTCTAGACTTCAGGTTAGCGTAGATAATTCTCTCAATCTTCTTGTTCTTGCCTCTACCCTTGATCTTGTATAAGCCATACTTAGAATCATCCCGAGATCCTCCAGGCTTGCCCATGAAGTAATTGGGCTTATTAGCTAGTGACTTGACCTTGTTCTTTGTGAGGTTACCGTACTTGTTCAACCTAACCTTACCTTTGACAGGCGCGACCAACTTTTCCTTCTTTGGCCTGACAGTGCCACCCTCTATGATTGTTTTCATGTAAGGCCTGTTGGCGTGGAAGTACAACGTACCCTGCAAGAAGTTCTTCTTGGCTTTATCGTATCTTAGACCACGTTTAGTCCATGACGTAGGACCGCCATCTATGTGCGTCTTCATCTGCCGTAATTGGTCTTTGCGAGCATCAAATAAAGTGTCATTGATTGCTTTCTGAGCAACGAACGGGGCTTGCTTTAGCATAGGACCGAGAAGCTTTTCTAGGCCATGCGCCTCAATCAATACTTTCATCTTCTTCCTCTGCTAGTTCGCAGATCTCTTCAAAGACTGCTTGAGTAACGACGTAATAATGGCCGATCTCTGCGAGTAGATGCTGAGAGTCATAGGACTTTGTGCCAGCAACGATTGGTTGCCATTCAACATAGTCCTCATGCTCTCTTTGCGTTAGACAATAAAAATAAGTGACTTTGCCAGACCTAGCCTCATTAGCTAAATCTCTAAACGCCTGCTCCACCTCGTTTAAGGTCATTTGGACTACTTTTTCCATTAGTAGATCTTACCATAGGCACCAGTTCATGGACATCATGTGCAAATTCCATCGCCTCGTACAAGCTGGCAAGGATACCGTTAACTTTTGGCTCAAACCTTATAGTCTTGTACTTGAACTGAATCTTGTGAACCCAGGCCATGCCATGCACACCTGTAGTCTCTTTCGCGATTGTCTCCGCATGACGTAGGCTACGACAGATACCGCCATGTTCTGCGCCGTCTTCTGGGTGCGTAAATCTGTACATCAATATCTTCATTTCTCCTCCTTTTGCAACTTATCCAACAAATCCAAAACATCGGGGATCACTTGCTTGTGGAAATCGTCCACATCGTCAGGACCGTAATAATCCATAACTTTTACCAGCGTCATCCATGCTAACAACAAATCAGTTTTTGTAGGCTGCATCTTCTTCTCCAATTATCCGTGGGATAGCCGTGGAATAGCCTTTACGCCAGAAGTTTTACGCGCTCCTTTGCGAGCTTGTATCTCTTCCAGTCGTTGTAGGTAATCCTTGCCCCCTTCTTCTGTTCGCTTTCGTACACTTCAATAAACCAGACATCCTCCTTTGCTTTTTCTATGACTTTCGCTGGCACTGATCCTCGTTTCTTATCGCGGAACAGAACACTAGCCGGTAATCCTAATTTCTCTACAACTTCTTGCCCATTAGCCTGACAGCTAAAACAATGTATCAACACCTTGCCATCTTCCTCAGTCAACGTCATTGAGGGGTTCTTATCATCATGGACTGGGCAACATGCCCAATACTTTTCCCCTCTCTGCCTTACCTTATCTAACTTAGGCAAAATATCAGATAACACTCTTTACTCTCCTAATGTGCAAATGCTTAACGTAATTCTTTGTCTCGTCAGAGATATGAATCGTTGGTTGGGCCGTGATAGCGTTAGGCCAGACTCCGAACTTACTCTTGTAAGCCCAGCTCGCCCATCCAGCCTTATAGCCTTTTTTCTTCGCGTAGAACTGAAACTCCCCGAGCCACCTTGCTTTGTCTTCTTTCGTAGTCTCTCGGTTAGCCTTCTTCAACTCTTTCAGGATCTGATCGTCAGACTTTAATATCTCTCGGACTGGGCGCTCATAACCACACGCACATTTTACAATATAATGCTGATAACATTGTGGACAAACGGCCAACTCTGAATCTTTTTTCTCTTTGGTCAGCTCCCGCTCGTTGTACTTGGTCTCGCCAGTGTCTAGCAGATCAGGAACGATATCTTCGGGGAATCCGTGGCGAGTGACGTTGCCAGCGTGGTCAAGATAGATTGACTCTACCTTATTCGGATGCAGGCGAGCGATCCGGCCTGCGCGTTGGATAAACGATATAAGACTCTTCGTACTAAAACAGTCTATCAACGTTTGGACTTGAGGTGCATCGTAGCCGGTATTAAGCAACCGACTACAGCTCAGGATTTGGAAGTCTCCTGCGTCGTGTGACGCGAAGAGCATTTGTCGTTCTTCTTCGTCCATGTATCCGTCAATGTGCTCTGCCGAGATTCCCTCTGCCGTGAACATTTCCACCAGTTTCTTTGAATGTTTGATTGACGGCGAAAACGCAATAGTTTGTCCTTTCCCGAACCTCTTGAAATTTTCAATGATGTCTCCAGCTAATTTTTCATCCTTGTCTATCGCATCCGACAAACTCTTAGGATCATAGTCTACGCCACCCGTAGAGAGACGTTTAGTCTTGACACCTTTGAGGTCAACAGTTCTGCCGCCGAAGTAACGAACTGGGCATAAATAATCCTGATCTAATAGTTGCCTAGTGGTAATTGGCACGATTAGATCACTGTAATGTTTACCCAATCCTTTTGAGTATGGCGTTGCTGACAACCCGATGAAGATCACCTTACTGTTCTTCTCCATCAACTCGGTTAAGGCCTTGTAATGGGTATGGCACTCATCAACAATCGCAACATTAAATAGTGGTTGGTATCGCTTCCTTGCTAGTGTCTGAATAGACGCTATTTGGACTGGCGCATTCGGATCTGTTCTCCAATGCTCACCCTGCATAACACCGCACTTGATGCCTGCTCGGTCGAACTCTTGTAACGCCTGATCAACCAGTTTGATCCGGTCACAAATAAATATTCCTCTCTTCCCGTTGGCTACAACTGACTTGAGAATCTCAGTCGCAACCCTTGTCTTGCCGAATGAACAGGGAGCCGCTAGGACTGCCCTGTTATTCCCCTTTCGGATAGATTGCCTGAGCATCTCTATCGCTCTCTTTTGATGCGGTCTAAGCATTGTCAAAATGCATATCAATAGTGTTGTGGATGAACTCTCTAAACTCTTCAGGCTGCAAACCTTCTAACTCACCGACTCGGCACATCATCTCAGTTGCCATGTGAAAGTTGTTCGCAACCACCATCCAATGGTCTAAGTCTTTGTGGTCTAACAACTCAGAACACGCATCCCAGTGTGACCGAAATGTTTCGTTCATCTTATCCATACCTGGATTCCGCAACCTAACTACTTCTCCCATGCTCTTCTCCTTGTTAATGGTTGTGGGCCTCGCACCCACCCGATGTCAGTTATACTTACGTTCTGCTCTGCTTTAACACATTGGAAAGTTCTGAGCCGGATTTAAATATCGCACACCTGATCCCCCAGGTCAACTGATTAGTTAACTTAATTTACGATAGTTTAAGAGTTTAGAATTGACCGCATAGGCGTAGTAGGTTTCGTGCTTAGGGCGTTTCTTGTCGGTCACCTCTACTAGCTTCATCTCGGAGGCATGCTTGCGTACATTGAAGATAGCGACGTTCTCTCGGGCTTTATCTACTATGAAATAGTAGCTGGGCTTGGGGTCAGCCTTGTCAAAGCTCCACTGATTACAAATAAATGCTGTCTCGTAGGGATGCTTGCCGTCTTTGAACTCGTAACCTGACCCCTTAACCTCGCAGATCAACTCCTCATCAAACCCGAAAATTTTCAGGTCACCGCTGTCTGAGTATTGATGCCTCTCTTCAAAACTCGGTGTTAACTCTTGCGGAAGTATCTGCACCCAGAACCCTCTTCGCAGCAACATCATCGCAACCATCTCTACAACTGCGTGACTGCCTTTCCACCTGGCTTTGAAGTCTTCGGTGTTCTCTTTGTGCATTATTTTTCTTTTTCTTCATAGCATTCATAACATAAAGGATGGCCTCCATTGAATGCGTTTAATATAGGTTCACCCATGAAAACGGCGCTACATTTCGGACATTTAAATTCTTCATCATAATTGTTTTCACATGCAGAACAATAATCCCAAAATTCCATTTCAAATTCTTCGTCTATTGTGACTTCACACTGAACGCAAATTGTTGGCATTTACTTCTCCTTTAGACACACCTCGGCTTTTTCCCTTTTGCATATCTCAACCATGGGATACGTTAAATCCGTTAGGTTTTGCGAGATAACATCTTACGATGCGGTACTCATGTGCTTTCGCGTTCCTGACTAGGCGCTACCCTAATCAACCCACTTGGGTCTCTGCTTCTGGGACGTAAATCGGGTCAAGCCGTCAGACCTACAACATGTTTACGAATTATCGCTATCTGGATTGGAGGCACGATTAAGCCCCACTTTCCATCGGCGAAAAGCAGTTGAAGTCAGATTCAAATGGTGGGAAAATTAAACCGTGTCGGTTTGCGCTCGGTTCTAATTGACCCTTACTCAAATCGGCCTTCAGGGACTGCTAATCCCGCCGACACACAAATACTACTCTACTTACTTTCCTCTATCAACCTATTCAAATACCACTGAGCCTTCCTAAGGTCTTCCGTAGGCGCTCCCTTGTACTTATGCCTGTGCAGGTACTTGATACAATTACCAAGCAGGTAAGCGCCGAACTGATCTCCTAGCTGTTGCTTGATGTAATCTATACATTCAATCTCTCCGACGTTGTAATGCGGAGGTTCGTCTACGTTAAGCCATTTCGTTTGATTCCACTCTTCAGGAGTCGGATCTTTCTTCATTCTTATCATACCTTTTAAATATTTTCTGAACGCCTTTACTGTGCATTGGATTTCCCGACCGATTCTTTACGCCGAGAGATGCAAAATGATTAGCAATCTGCATCGGCTTCATCCCTTCATCACGCATCTTCAGCATTTGTTTGATTATCTTCTGCTCCTTAAGATTCTTGCTGATCCTCCCATCTTCGCGAGTGTAGCCATACGGCAAGATACCGCCAGTGCTTAATCCTTGCTCTCTCCTCTTCTGCAACGCTGCTTTGGTTAACTCTGACGTTCTAAGAAGATGAGGCGAATGAACCTTCGCATGGCAAGGCGCACACAAGTTAACTGTCTGAGTCCCTCCCAGAACTCGGGGAACAACGTGGTGAGCGTGATCAGCCTGAGAGCCACACTCAAAGCACACCAATCCTTTTCTTTTCTTTCCTAATTCTGGCATTGAAATCTGACAGCATTTCTCGGTAATCCTTAGCGTAAAGCTTAAATGTTGTCATTTGATTTGCAAGCATATGATCAACATGATTTTTTCCGAAATTTCGTATCATGAACATCGTATATACCTGAGCCGCGGAGCCATGCTTCATCCCGTAGATATTACAGCCTGGGCATTGAGGCCAGACATTGTTGGAATCAAACGCATAGAAACTGGATTTACCCTTGGGCAGAAAGTGCCCACCATGAACCGTAGTATAGTGACGAACCTCGCCACAGGTGACGCACTCGCACATCCCATCATCGTCTGCCTCTTCCAGCCTTCGTAGCAACTGGAAAGCCTTTAAACATTTAGCCCGAAGCGTTTCTGGCACGTTGGAACTCGCTATTCTTGGGGTTGGTCAATTGTACACCATGATCAATACCCCAATGGAAAACTTGCTCCATAAATTGATGCATCTCGCCTTTGCCTAAGTCTTTAGTAGATCTCAGTTGATTAGGTATTGTCGTATTACCAACTACTACGTCTTCAGTCCCCAGAAACTCGTTCTTCATAAGCTTCTTCATGTCGTCAGGGCTGACGGGCACCTTCTCTGAGAAGTGCTTAGACATCTCACCCATCCACATGTGGAATAGAGCATTCTGGCTTAGAGATCTAACCGTGGAATAGGCTTCAAGCTTCCACGCCACGGGGCGCTCATAGTTCCAGTCTTCCAGCGACTTACGGAAAAAAGTCAGGACGTTGTCAATGTCCCGACGATTTTGTATTAGCCAGAATTGACCGTTCATCGCTTCAACTCGTCTATCAAGTCTTCAACAATAGCCTTAATCTCATCCCATAACTTCTTAATCATCAGTCAACTCCAGAAAGTCAAACGGGTGCATCTTAAGCTGTTTGCAGATCTTGTCTATCAGAGATAACTTAGCGTCCTCTCTATACCTCCATTGAGAGACTTGCTGTTTAGTGATGCCAAGCTGGGCAGCAAGCTCCGTAGAGCTTACTCCCTTCTTGACCTGCGCCAACCTTAATGACTTACCGAAATTAAAACGGGAGGTCATCGTCTTCTACTCCGGTTGATGGTGCGCTGGCATTGTAAACGTCAGAGACCTTACCCTTCATGATTGGCTGATTGCCTGAAGCTTCTTGCTTCCACAAAGCGATATCTAGGGTCTCACCCTCTTTGATGTCACGGTGGGCAACGAGCTTACCTGAGATGGTAGGGCCGTTTGGCCTGTCGTTCTTCCACATAGACACTCGTCCACGATTATCATAGTCCATCATATTCTCCCTATCAGAGTTAAGTTAGTTTCAATATCTTCCAGCAATTTATCTATCGCCGCTGAAAGTGAAGCGATATATGTTTCATCACGTTGTACTTTCATGATGAGATTCGGTAGGTCAGGGTGGTAGGACATAAACCAGTAATCTGGAAGGTCCATCAACCACATCGTCCCCTGTACTTGAGCGTAATACTCAGCAGGCATTTCGCCATTCTTGTGATAATCAATCAGATACTTCACATGAGTGTTATGCGCTGGGCATTTGATTTCTAGTCCAGACAAGTCTTGAATCAACCGATCAGGTGAGCAACCAACAGTCTCCTCATCGTTGGTCACAAACCCAATCTCTCGGCAGATTAAATCCGTCTGAAAACTAAATACATCCGCGGCCTCAGGCTCTAACTCTATGCCTCGCCTCATATGAAAGGTCTCAAACGTCTCAAACCGTTTGCCTGACATTTTTTCTGCAAGCAGCTCATGCATGTAAGGCTCAGACCTAGCACTAGGCTTACCTGTAGGCGTTAGCAGGTCTTTAAACTTACTAGCAGATGGAACCCCAAGCCGTAGCTGAAACCACGCCTCAGAGCCTTGCTCTACGTTGTGGATCTTCATTTGCGCTTCCTCTGTATAGCTTTTAGGATTCTCCGCTCTAACCGATTCGTAGGCTTGTCATCCTGATGAAAATTAAGACTGACAACAGACTTGCCTTCTTTCTTTTTTTTCGTCATAGGATTAATTAACTTAGCTGGATAATTTTTGTTAGTGTTCATTTCTTAGCCTGCTTCGCTTTCTTTTGCTGAAGCTGCTTCTTAGCCTTCTCATACTGTGAGTCAGTAAGGCTCTTGAGATTCTCTACACCGTAGACTTTAAGGAATGCAGACTTGCTTGATTGAGTAGCATCCAACATCGCATCAAGGTGTGCTACCTTCTCGTCACTAATATCTTCTATACCCAGCGTAAGGTCTTGGGCATCCGTGTCTTCATCTGCACAGACTGCCCACATGCTTTGAGCTTGATATCGTTTGAGATAAGTTGCCATTGAACCCAAGTCTTGCACAGGATTCTTACTTGACTCAGAGATCTTTAGAGATGCAGTCTGCTTAATCCACTGGCCTGAACCGTGTGATATCTGGCTAGAGACACATACATGCCCAGCCTTGGCTTCTACTGCTTGAATGAACGAAAGTCCGTTAGCGCTTGCTACTGGACGAATACAACCTAGAACTGACGTAAGATCAGCATACTCGTTCTTGAAGAACGTGTTCTTGGTGTTTTTACCTGGATTGCGAATCTCGGACTGCGCTTTAGCAAGTGCTGTCGCCAACTCGTTGATGTTTTCTGACTGTTCCATTTTCTTCTCCTTTGCTGAAACAGTTACATCGTAAACTATTTAAGCGAAGAAGTAAACAAAACTAATAATCGTATTTAGGGGATACTGTGTTAAAATCTAATCTCTTCTCCCCCGCGCCCCTCGGCGTACTGGCCCACTTCGGTGGGCCTTTTATTTAGTACGTCCAAATAACCGGCGTAGTCTGACGGATGTCTACATGGACAAAAGTTTTGGCGATTCCAATACCTGAGAATCCGAGCTTAAGAGCGTTAGCAACGATAACGAAACGGTCAGCCCCGTTACTAATAGCAATATCAGCAGCGCAGCCTGTCGCATGCTGTCCTGGGCCATTAGGCTTTTTAGCTTCAATGCTATGTCTAGGAGAGCGAAAGCCGCTCGTAATGACAAAAGGAAAACCACATTCAGCGCGTAATGCGTCCAATGACGTGACGAACTCTTCTTTGATTCCATTTTCACCCGTCTCCTGGCAAGCAAATTCTTCTAACGTAAAATACTTAAACATCTCAATCCTTATGAACACCTTTGTGCTTTTCAAATGTCCTAAGCCCACCTAACCCAAGCATCCCCATCACAATCGGCATCATGGTCTCCAACGATATGAGCGGGATAGTTATGTCTATTTCGCATAAAGCTAAGACAAAGTTAGTAAAGGGAATCGTAATGTAGTTCCCAAACATACCAAGTACAGCGACCCAACCAAGAGCTGGTCGCCAGCCGCTTACGAACAGCGATTTGTGCTTCGACTCCGCTAGATTGATAGCTAACTGACCTTTAGCAAGCTCCTGAGCGTGATTCTCGGCCATTGTAGCTAAGTCATGCGCTAGTCTAGCCTTCTGATCCTTGTCCTCTATAAACTTGTCTAACAAGCCCGTAACAGGCCCGATCAGCTTGTCTATCACTGCTTGGCTTTCCCGATATTAAGCGCAAAAATTTCCAGCACTTTGTACACCTTCGCAATAATGGTGTCGTCCTTCACTGTCGGGGTTACTGCACAAATTGCGCTACAAAGGGCCACCAGGGTTGTCGCTATTTCCAGATACTCCAGCATAGTTATCTCCTATTTCGCAAGCCGTTACGATCTTGCCGTATGTTAGTTTTTCCGCTGCAATCTCACATTCTTTCAGAGTGTCAAACTCAATCCGATCAGGGCTTACCCAAGACCCGATCATAATAATTAAAATAAACTTCATTTACTTCTCTTTTATTTCCTCCATTTCACGTTCTAAGTATTGCAGCCTAATTT